CCTGTTCGGCTCGCGGGACCCGGCCACGAACGTCCGGCACATCCGCGAGATCTTCGCCCTGGTAGGGAAGGGGAACAGCAAGACGAGCTACGGCGCCGGGCTGATGGTGGTGGCGCTGCTGATGAACAAGCGCCCGAGCGCCCGCTTCCTTCTGGTCGCCCCGACGCAGGACACTTCAGCGCTCGCCTTCGACACCGCGAAGGGCATGATCGAGGCCGACGAGGAGCTGTCGAAGCGCTTCCACATCCGCGACCACATCAAGGTCATCAGGGATCGGCTCACCAAGGCGGAGCTGCAGATCAAGACGTTCGGCCTCGACGCGCTCACCGGCCCGAAGCCGACGGGGGTGTTGGTCGACGAGCTCCACCTGCTCGGGAAGAGCGCGCACACCGCGAAGGTGATGCGCCAGATCCGCGGCGGTCTGGAGAAGATGACGGAGGGCTTCCTGCTCATCATCACCACCCAAAGCGATGATCGGCCGGCGGGCGCCTTCAAGGACGAACTGACCATGGCGCGGAAGATCCGCGACGGGCAGTTCGACGGCCGCATGCTGCCGATCCTGTACGAGTTGCCGGAGGACATCGCGAAGGAGCCGTCGCGCTGGCAGGACCCGGCCGTCTGGCCGATGGTGATGCCGAACCTCGGGCGCTCGCTGCAACTCGACAGCATGGTCGCCGACTGGACGGCCGAGAAGGAGAAGGGCCCGCACGCCATCTCCGTCTGGGCGTCGCAGCACCTGAACATTGAGATTGGCGTCGGTCAGCGATCGGATGGCTGGGCCGGCGCGCAGTTCTGGCAGCGCCAGGCTGACACCTCGATCAAGGATCTCGACGACTTCCTCGACCGCTGTGAGGTCGTTGTGGTCGGCCTCGACGGCGGCGGCCTGGACGACCTCTATGGCCTGAACCTGACTGGGCGCGAGAAGGATACGGGCCGCTGGCTGTCGTGGTCGCACGGCTGGGCGCACCCGAGCGTGCTGGAGCGCCGGAAGTCCATCGAGTCGACCTTGCTTGGCTTCGTGGCTGCCGGCGAGCTCACGATGGTGGATGACGATCTCGGCGACATCGACGACATCGTGGCTATCATCAGCAAGGTGCACGACCGCGGCATCCTCGGTGGTGTCGGCGTCGACCCGGCCGGCCTCGGCACGCTGGTCGAGGCGCTCGAAGGGATCGGCATCACAACGGAGCACGGCCTCGTCGGCGTGAACCAGGGCTTCGGGCTCATGAACGCCATCAAGACGGCCGAGCGGAAGCTCGCAAGCCGTCAGATGGTGCACTCTGGCTCCGGTCTCGCCGGCTGGTGCGTGTCGAATCTCAAGATCGAGCCGACCGCCACCGCGATCCGGGCGACGAAGCAGAATGCCGGCGATGCCAAGATCGACGTCGCCATGGCCCAATTCAACGCCGTCTTCCTGATGGCGCGGAATCCGGAGCCGCTCACACCTCGCTCGGTCTACGAGGACCGCGGGCTCCTCCTGGTCTGAGGTTCGGATGGGCCTGTTCAGCTTCTTTCGCTCGGCCGCGACGCCGGAGCCGCAGTCCGCTGCGCCGGTGTTCCCGAGCGCGGAGGCCATGGCCTTCCTGAGCCTGGATGACCCGGCTGTCGTCGAGTTCCTGCGGGGCGGCAACGTCTCCGCCTCGGGGATCACGGTCAGCGTCGAGAAGGCGATGCGGAACACCGCCGTGTTCCGGTCGGTGAGCCTCGTCTCGCAGTCTATCGGCATGCTGCCGCTGCACGTCGTGGAGAAGAACACGAAGGAGAAGGCCCGGGACCTGCCCCTGTTCAAGGTGCTGCACCGTCGGCCGAACAACTTCCAGACCGCCTACGACCTGAAGACGCTTCTGCAGCACCGTGCGCTGGTGAAGGGCAACGGCTACGCGCGGATCATCCGCTCGCGGGACATCCGCCGTGGCAACCGGCAGGTCATCACCGGGCTGGTGCCGCTGAATCCCGACCGGGTGACGCCGATTCAGAACGGCGACCTCTCGGTGTCCTACCGGTATCAGCCGGCCAGCGGAGGGCAGACCACCTTCGACCCGGTCGACGTGTTCCACCTGCGGAGCATGTCGGAGGACGGGATCTGCGGCATGTCTCTCGTCCGGCAGGCCGCCGACGCCATCGGGCTGGCCATTGCCGCTGATCTGGCGCTGTCGCGGCTCTACCGGCAGGGCAGCTTCGTCAACGGGTACTTGCAGCACCCGAAGACGCTGAGCCCGGGCGCCCTGGAGCGCCTCCGGCAGTACTGGAGTGGTCGCTTCTCAGGCGCGGACAACGCCGGCGCCACCCCGATCCTCGAGGAGGGCCTGGAATACAAGGCGCTCGGATCGAACGCCAAGGACGCGCAGTCGAATGAGACCCGCGGGCGGCAGCTCGAGGAGATCGCCCGCATCTTCGGCGTGCCGCGGCCGCTCCTGATGATCGACGAGACGTCCTGGGGCTCCGGCATCGATGTCCTCGGGCAGTTCTTCGTCCGGTACGGGCTGAATCCCTGGTTTGAGGCCTGGCAGCAGGCCGCGGAGCGCTCGCTCCTCACCGACGACGAAGCCGACCAGTACGAGGTCAAGTTCAATGCCGGCGCGCTCCTGCGGGGCTCGATGGCGGCGCAGGCCGACTTCTTCGCCAAGGCGCTCGGCGCCGGCGGGCAGCAGGCCTGGATGACCCCGAACGAGGTCCGCGAGATGCAGGACATGCCGCCGAATCCCGACGGCGACACCCTCGGCAACCCGATGATCGGCCACAACGGCGGGCCGGCGCTCGACGGAGGCACGGCCAATGGCTGACGACAAGCAGAAGCCCTCCCTGGCGGAGCAGGACAGCCGCGAGGAGGCCGCTGCGCGCCGCCCGCGCATCGATGCCAGCCAGGAGCTCGACAGCCTCGCGAAGGCGCAGCGTCCGAAGGGCATGATCGGCAAGATCAAGGCCGACGGTGATCGCAAGCGCCCGGGCCCACTCCCGCTGCCGGCCAAGAAGAACGTCTCGGCCTACACCCCGCCGCCCGTGATCGAGAAGTGGAGCGCGGATGCCTCGGGCGTTCGGGCCGTCGAGGTCGGGGACAACGTCATCACCATGTTCGGCATGGTCGGTGAGGATTTCTGGACCGGCGAGGGCATCACCGCGAAGCGCACGGTCGCCGCCCTCCGCGCCATCGGCCCGCGCCCGGTCGAGGTGCACATCAATTCGTTCGGCGGGGATATGTTCGAGGGGATCGCGATCTACAACGCGCTCCGCGAGCACCCGCAGGACGTGACGGTGAAGGTGCTCGGCATGGCCGCCTCCGCCGCCTCCATCATTACGATGGCCGGCGACAAGGTGGAGATCGGCTCAGGCAGCTTCATCATGATCCACAACTGCTCCGTCATGGGTGGCGGCAACCGGCACGACTTCGCGGAGATGGCGGCCTTCCTTGAGCCCTTCGACCGGGCCATGGCCGACGTCTACGCCGAGCGCACGGGCCTCGACGCCAAGGTCATCCAGAAGATGATGGATGACGAGACGTACATGAGCGGCTCGCTGGCGATCGAGAAGGGCTTCGCCGACGCCCTCATGACCGCCGACAAGACCAAGGTCGACGACAAGGCTAAGGCCTCCGACCACACCGTCAACGAGCTCCGCGCGATGGAGCTCTCCCTCGTCGCATCCGGCATGACGCGCTCTGCAGCGCGGGACCGGATCAACAGCATCAAGGGCACGCCGGGCGCTGCCCCTGATTCCGAAGCCACGCCGGGCGCTGGTGGAGAGGACTGGTCGGGCCTGACCGACCTCATGGCAGTCATCCGTTCCTGAGAGGACACAATGAAGCTCGATACCCCGGCTGCGATGCTCGCGGCCTCGACGGTGCTCGCGCGCCCGCGCGGCATCCTCAGCCCCTCCATCCGGGCGGACGCCTCCGACCCGAAGAAGATCCTCGCCGACCTGACCAAGGCCTTCGAGGACTTCAAGGCCCAGAACGAGGAGAACATCAAGAAGGGCGCCGACGTCGTCGCCTCGGAGAAGGCCGAGCGGATCAACGCCGCCGTCGGTGATCTCCAGAAGAAGGTCGACGAGTACGCGGTCAACGCCCAGAAGGCGCTGGACGAGGTCAACGCGAAGCTCGCCGCGGCCCAGATCGGCACCGGTGGCCCGATCGGCGACCTCCCGCCGACCAGCCCCGAGAAGATGGCCGCCTACAAGGCCTGGATGCGGACCGGCAACGTCTCCGCCGCCATGGACAAGGGCACCGACGGCAACGGCGGCTACCTCGCTCCGATCGAGTGGGACCGCACCATCGGCATGAAGCTCAAGCAGATCTCGCCGATCCGGGCCAACGCCCGCGTGCAGGCGATCTCGGTGGCCGGCTTCAAGAAGCTGTTCTCGGACCGGGCCGTCGGCTCCGGCTGGGTCGGTGAGACCGCCTCGCGGCCCGCCACCACCACGCCCCAGATCGGGTCGCTCGATTTCACGCCCGGCGAGCTCTACGCCAATCCGGCTATCTCGCAGCAGCTCCTGGACGACGCGGCGGTGAACCTCGAGACCTGGCTCGCCGAGGAAGTCGACACCGAGTTCGCCCGCCAGGAGGGCATCGCCTTCCTCTCCGGCAACGGCACCAACAAGCCCTACGGCATCCTGACGTACGTGACCGGCGGCGCCAACGCGGCTCGGCACCCCTACGGCGCGATCGCCACGGTGAACAGCGGCGCCGCCAACGGTCTGACCGGCGACGGCATGATCGACATGATGTACTCGCTGCCGTCGCAGTTCGCGATCAACGCGAAGCTCTACATGAACCGGCTCTCGCTGGGCGCCGCCCGGAAGCTGAAGGACGGGCAGGGGAACTACCTCTGGCAGCCCTCCTACCAGCAGGGCGAGCCCCAGACGCTCGGCGGCGCGCCGATCGTCGAGGTGCCGGACATGCCGGTCGTCGCCGCGGGCAACATCGCCGCCCTCTACGGCGACATGGCCGCCACGTACCTCGTGATCGACCGCATCGGCATCTCGGTGCTGCGCGACCCCTTCACCGACAAGCCTTACGTACACTTTTACACCGTCCGCCGCGTCGGTGGCGGGGTGTACAATCCCGAGCCGATGCGAGCGCTTGTCGTTGCCGCCAACTCGTAATTCGGCATTTCGCCTAATCCGAGAATCGGCTTAAATAGCGAAGGCCGGGTGGTGCTGGAAACACCCCCGGCCTTCTCACCAAGGCGATCGGACGAGGATCGGAATGGCTGTCACAAAATTCTGCTGCGTTGAGGAATGCGTCAAGCCCGTTTTGGCGAAATGCATGTGCTCGATGCACTACTACCGAGTGAAGAAGCACGGCGACCCGCAAAAGGGCGGCGTAAACGTTTCTGGCAAGCTCGGAAGTAACATCGCCTGCTCGATAGAGGGCTGCGACACGCACGCATTCTCGAAAGGCATGTGCCAAAAGCATTACACCAGGAATAAGAAGTGGGGAGACCCCAATTTTGTAGCCCGCGAGGCTGCTGGGGGATTTTCCGGGCGAGTTAGGCCAGAAGTCTGTGTAATCCCGGGTTGCGGAAAGCCCCATCAGTCCTTGGGTTACTGCGCCACGCACTATCAGCGGCATCGGAGTGGGAAAGACCTCACGGTGCCCGTCAAGGAGCGGCGGCAGGGCGAAAAATATCTCGATGGCAATGGATACGTCGTGCTGCCGGGTCGAAGAGAGGGCCACGTCGTTCTAGAGCACCGAGACGTGATGGAGGCCATGATTGGCCGCCCGCTTCGTAAGGGCGAAAACGTCCACCATAAAAACGGTGACCGGGCCGACAATAGGCCTGAGAATTTGGAGTTATGGGTCTCCACGCAGCCCGCTGGGCAGCGTCCGGAAGACCTCGTGAAATGGGCGCGGGAAATCCTCGCCCTGTACGGCCCGCTCGTTGAAGAAAGCTGCTTAGAAAGGCGCTTAAATGACCGATCGTATGAGCGAGCTATTCCGCCTCTTAAGCTTTTGTCTTGATACCGAACGTATCCACGCGGCTGAGAAAGACTATAATTCGCAGGACGCTAAGTTCATGCGTCAAATGATACCGCACCATGAAATGGCAGTCGGAATGGCGTCTAAGCAAATCAAAAAGGGTAAAAATGACGCTGCCATCGCCCTGGCTAGTAATATCAAGTCGGCGCAGGAGTCAGAGCTAGAGACAATGCGCGCTTGGTTGAAAGACCGAAACCTTTCAGAGGACGGTGACGGCGAGGGCATGTAGCTCTTCTGTTGCTTGAGAGCCACTCTGGCTCGCTACCCAAGGGTCGCAGTGGCGGCCCGCTTATGGAGAAATTCGATGACCGACACCAAGTTGAAGCCTGCGGATGGCAACCCCGTAGAGACCCAGGAGCAGCCCAAGGATGCGGCGAACCTGCCGGCCGCCACCGAGGTCAGCACCTCCGGCGCCGTGCAGCAGGTCGTGCCCGACGTCGACCTGAGCCACCCGGCGGTCGACGACAACCCGCGGGCCCGCACCTCGGTCGTGCAGAACGCGATCGACTTCAACGACCCGACCATCTCCGGCGCCGACGCCGTCGTGAACAACCTGAATGCTCAGGGCGTCCCGACCAAGGGCGGCGAGGAAGCTGCGGCCGACGTCAAGGCGCCGGCCAAGCGCTCCCGCGGCTAACCCAAGGGCAGGGGAGGGCGAGCCATGCGCAAGCTGATCCTCATCGCGGCCGCCGCCTTCGCGCTGGCGGCCGCGCGCCCCGCCCTGGCTCAGCAGGGCACCTATCAGC